TACTAACCTTACCTATACTATCCTTACCTATCCTATCCTTACCTAGGCCGTCATTTGGTTGACAGTTGTCTGTCATTTGTCCGTCAACTGTCAGACATTTGTCTGGCTTTTTCTTCCTTTCCAGTAGTTTCACGTCAGGAATCATCTGGATAACGAGGTCTTTATAGATGGAATCAACCTTGCGGTCTTGCCGGATGTTGTTGTTCTCCGTCCAATCGGTGATGAATGCCACTAAATCCTCGTTAAGGATCACGACGAACTCTTTGGCAACCAGTACCCTTAAATCGTCCTCGGTGCAGCCTGTCATCTTTAATACTGGGAAGGCCTCGACTACTCCATCATCATCGGCAAACAGGCCAAGATGGAAATACAAGGCTTGGCACGAAATCGGCATTCTCAAGAACTTAGCCGATGTCGTGATTCGCTTGGAAAACATTCTTCTCGAGGCCATCTTTCCCTCCTAAGCTATAAGCCATGTAATAGATCTTCTTGCCGTATCTGTTGCGAGCGGTAACGGTCTTCTTGTTGATTTCCACGCCGTCTCTGATAATCTCGCTGATTCTGGTCGATAACTTGGTGCATCCAAGATCGGTGAATGCTTGCCAAGGTGTTATCGAACCAAAGTCAATCATGTACTGAATTATCATGTCTTTTTGTCCCATGTTTATCCTCCCATTTTGAAAACTGCTGCAACTAGGAATCCGAAGATGATTCCTATAATCACGCCTATAAAAAAGCTATACATAATTTCGTCCATACCTCTTGATGAAGTCATCGATGGTTTTGTTATTCTGCTTCATCCATGCTAATTCGGTGGCCGTCTTGACCTGAAGATCGAATACCCTGTTGAAGTGAATTCCTTCGTTCGACAAGTTGTGATGTCTTCCGCATAACCAGATCCAACAACCATCGTGTTCGGATAGTTGGCGATTCGCCGCAAAGAACACGTGGTGCTTGTGAAGGTTCTGAGTCGTACCGCATAAGAAGCACTCTTTCCGAGTCTGCATGATGGATCTACTCATTTCTGCCCCACTCCCTCGCGATCTGCGAATCCAGAATCCTAATCTCTAACTTGATGGCGTTTATCTTTTCTTGTGTGGCCTTGTAGTTAGCCTCGGCGATGTCTCGCTTTAATCGTGCTGTGGCGACCTCATCGATTCCGTAGACGGTCATGTTGATTAGCCCCACGGCATAGCCTTCAGCTTTCATCTTGAGAGCCTCGGTGCGGAGCAAGACTCTATAATCCCGCTCCGCCTTGGCATAGTCCGCGCCTCTTCTGGCTAACTGGTCACATGAATGATTCAGATCTAAAATCTTCTGCTGAATCTCTGGTATTAGATCATTCAAAACGGCATCTCCTCATCTGTTTCATCCGGCATGAAGCCATCATCTTTTGGTTCGTTAGAACCAGAAGTGTCCTCTTTTGGTTTTGAGCCTACGAAGGTGATTTCATCAACGATGAAGTCGTAATAGGTTTTGTCGTCCTTTTTCTCGTTCCTCATATCGCCGTAGACTCTGACCTCTGTTCCCTTTTTCAGCCACTTCAGAACGAATTCTGCGGTCTTGCCAAAGCTGACCAGATTCCAGAAATAAGCCTTGTCGCGATCGCCTGTTGCTAAACCGAAACGAGCAACACTCAATCCGGCCTGTGTTTTCTTCTCGTCGGGATCTCTGGTAAGTCTCCCAATCATTTCAAATTTCGCGATTCCCATACCTCTAACTCCTTTGCTTTGTAGATACATCCGTCTTCTTTCTTAACCATTGCGATGGCCTCTGCCTTCGTAGTTGCGACTACATCAGCCACAAACCACCAACCAGACAGCTCGTCAGCTCGCTTTTTGAAGACCCTGTATAAATATTCATTCTTCGATATAACGCTTGTTATAGTACGCATCGATCTTCGCTCCTGTAACCTCATAGAGGTCGCAACACGTCATAATGAAGGAATATGTGTCGTTGTCGTCGAACGTGTTCGTGACATTCAGGACTTCCCAATACTTCCCGACACTCCACAAGAGGTCGCCCTTCCTGATCCATTTGGTTGTGTCAATCTGGAACAGGCCTCTCTTCCCTTCGTTGTTCTCTGCAACGATCAATTGAACTAACTTTCTATCGTCCATTTCATACCCTCCTCAAAATGTCTTCTGCTTGCCTGATGGTTAATTCCTCAAATCCGTTGACCTTATAGGTTTCAAACATCTTAGGCCAGCGTCTTTCTTCTACCTTCTCTTTGATCTGCCGGATGAGGTCTTCTAAGTGCGTCTGGCCATCAATGGCGTTGGTCACTTCCTCAGCCGATGCGATAGAGGTATCAATACCAATTCCCAACATCCCCAAGGCTCTGCCGACCGCTGAGGTCTCGCAATTCTCAACATATGAAGTTTTGTTGATGAACGAACTCGACTGGGATTCCTGAGCCATGCCAGTTGCGAGAACGATTTCTCTGAAATCAACATCGGCGTAGTATCCAACCTTCGCCATGACCGTGACTATTCCGTTCTCCATCTGGATAAGCTCGGTCTTGATAAATCCATTCGGGAACATCATCCGAAAACCTCTGATTCTCTCATTGACCTCGACATAAGGTTTTCCCTTGATGTCGGTGGTCTTGAGGTTCTTGTTTATGTGCGCTAATAACTGATATTCCATGCCTCTCTCCCTTAAAATAGATTTAGCTGGCCGGGAATCTGACTCTCCTCGACCGTTCTCATTTGCTTGTATTCGTTATATTTCGCCCTATACTCGTAGCTCTTGCCAAAGACGTTCCACGCTGCCTTTTCAAGCTGAGGTTCGTACTTACCGATCAACTTCAGATCTTCGACGGCTTTGTAAGAGATTGGGCATCCGCAACAGCCTGTTCTTGTCAATCCGTAAACGGTGTATGCGTCTGAATATTTGATGCCGTAGGTTTCTCTGTACCACTCTTTGTCTTTGTCGGAAACGTAATACAAAGGTCTTAGCCTGAATTGATGTTGAGCTGTCTCGGTGAAGCATAACGTCGTGTTGTCTTTTCTCGGAACGGATCGCATACCTCCTTCATCTCTCCGCTCGCCTGTGATAATCATTTCGTAGTCTTTTTGGACTTTGTGAGCGACTTGCTTTTTGCAGTAGTCGCAGCACTTTGCGCTGATTTTGAAGTCTGGCGGATACTCCGCGATGAAATCTCTCATATACTTCGATGAGTTGATAACCAATTGGATGTCTGGCCTTGGTTCTCCTTGCGAGTTACAACAACAAAGGAAATTTATGACCGTTTCGCAATGTGGATATCTTTCTCGGAGTTCTTGCCTCTTCGCTTGCTTGTCTTCCGCTTGCTCGTATTCATCGGCTATCGAAAGCGGAACGCCTTTCTTCTGCCATTCCGACAATCCGGCGGACATTATCTTTGAAACAAACGGAACTCCATATCTTCTCGTAGCCAAAACGATATTCACGTCTGGCCTGACCTCTCTGATCTCGACACCATACTTCTCAGCCGTCTCTTTGACATGATCCTTAATCGCCTTCATTTCAAGCCCTGTGTTAAAGAACACATAGTCAACTTTGGGAAGCGAAGGAACGATCTTTCTGGCCATCTCGATGATGTCAATCAGGATGTCGCTGTCTGACCCTCCAGAATAAGAGCAGATTGCCTTCGGATGTTGTCTCAGTCTCGTCATGACAATGCCGAGGATCGCACTGAACTTCTCCGCCGGTTCATAGTCAGCATATTCAGGGCGATCGGTGTAGACTCTGCTCTTGTATGCCTCTGCCATTTCTTACATCTCATTCCCATAAAGCTCATCGAGCTTCTGAAGGAATCTCCTTTCTCTTATCTTTGCGCCGAACTCGAACTTCTGGTTTCTGACATGACGGATCTTGCCTTTGATTTCTCCCGCCTGTGCGAGTGCCAGGAGCGCGCCAGCTCTGTCACCGTACTTGGTGGCAACTGCGAATTCGGTGATCTTTGCGTCGTACTGTTTATTAAGTCTTCTGATAACGTCTTTCTTGCTCATCTCATATCTCCTCTAGTTTTATCTGCCCACCGTCTGGGTAAAATGTATCGTGATTGTTCCATGCGTCCCGCGAGATCCAAGGCATTAACACGGCCTCGGTTCGCTTCCCGCAGACTTCGCATTGGTAATAGCATTCTTCGTCGAAACTCGGCCCGCTCTTCATAAGCTTGGGATAGACACCGCAGCATTTCTCGCAAGCCGTCCCATACCACCAACCAAGTTTCCACTTCTCGGAAAGCTCCTTCTGCTTTTTGATTGCCTGTTCCTTGGTCACTTAATGCCCCTTTCTTCGTCTGGAAGGCCGTGTATATTAGCGAAAAACGGCCTTTAATATGTAAGGTGGAGGATTATGCCACCTTGTACCCTACAACTAGAAATCGAGTCGTTTTACGTCCTGTTCTGCTTATGTAGAAGGGCCTTCTTGATGTTCTCTTTCGACGCTTCTTTCTGCTTTTCGGATGAAACCCGACTCGGCTGAATCTTCAACCAAGATGTCGGCATCTTTGCGTAAATGGAATCGGTGCGCTCTTCGTAGATCTTCACCTTATCGGGATACTTCTCCGCAAGAGCCTTAACCTTATTGATGTATTTCTTCTGCGAGAATGTAACGAACATGAATTTCTGATTCTCCAGAAACTCAATGGCGTTCTCGTTGAAATCAATCGACATCACCGATACCCCCATTTCTTTTTGTTCTCTTCCATCTCGGCCTTGGCATACTGTCCGCGAATAGGACGGAACATCTCAGAGAATAATTTCTCCAGATACTCATCTAACTCGTACTGCTGCCGAGCCGCTTCCATTTTTACGATTTCCAAGTCACGCTCTGTGACTCTGATAGTGACTTTCTCCATTCTGTCTCCTTATTAAGTTTTCAATGATCGCTCGTTGTTCTGAGTCCTCAAAGCCTAAGTAGTTCAGCAGAAACATAATCATTTCCAGCCGTGCGCTTTGCGGGTCTCTGATCCATTTGCTCCATGATGACTTTGACGCTCCCGGCAAATCTGAAAGGGACAAATCAAGGTCGATCATTCTCTTCCTGATGGTCTTAGAAAATTCCATGTGTCACTCCTTGATGAAATAATCGAGAGAAACACCGAAATACTCTGCAAGCTTCAGGAGTTTGTCTAGCTTTGGTTTAGAACGGCCGGATTTCCAATCGCAAAGACAAGTAAATGGGATTCCTGTATCCTTTGCGACTCGATACGCCGAGAGCTTCCGTTCTTCCAGTAACTTCTGAAATTTCGGGTACATTTCTGTCCTCCTTTCCACAAGATGTAGTTTTCGGAAACTAGATGTGCTACTTGCAGATATTTCGGTTTTACGATATACTTTAAGTGCTACCAAAAAGAGTGTCGAACGCCGTGATCTGGATTCGCAAATCTCGCATTTCCGTATATGCCTATCTTATCACGGCATCCGATACTCGTCAACACGAAAACTCGCAAATGCGTGATAAAGGTGAACAAAAAATGTACGAGATATTTATGCAATTGTGCCAAAGAAACAATGTCGCCCCTAACTATGTGGGAAGGCAGTTAGGGATCGCGTCGTCATCCTTAAGTGACTGGAAATCTGGACGCTCCGAGTTAAAAACAGACAAACTAAAGAAAATCGCCGACTATTTCGGCGTAACGCTGGATTACTTAGTAACAGGAAAAGAAACCGACCACGAGCCTTACTATAGAGACCAAGAGTCTCGCGAGATAGCTGATTTCCTGTTCAAGAATCCGCAGTATTCTACTTTATTCAAAACAGTTAGAGACGTTCCTCCTCAGGACCTGAAGATGGTTCAAGACCTTCTGGAGAGATTAGTTCCAAAGGATAACAATTATGGTGCATGATAGAGTTTATCTTCAAGAGTACAATTTGCCTTCATCGGTTGCGGCGATGATTACTAAAATGTTCGACGATTCC